CCATCACTAGGGACATATAACGCTTAGCGATATAAACCGCTTTAGGGTTAAGTTCACGATTAAAGCGTGAACCGCTAAACTCTGAAGGATACTTAGCGTTGATACGCTGAGCAATCTGAATAGGGATTAACTTAGGGGCGGGAGCATAACCGCCAGCCTCAAGACCAAAGTCTTTAGCAATATCAGAACGGATTTCATTATAGTATTCATTTAGTGTAGACATTTTATCTACCTTTCTTTTTTAAGATTAACAACCTTTGTTAATTTCTTATAGTGTAACTATAACACATGGGTCTGACATTTTCAAGTCCAAAATGCACACAAAACGGACATTTTAAAAAAATAGTTTGTGGCGTTAGTCACATTTCTAGGGGATAAATCGGACATATGGTAAAAAACGGGCGGACTATTTTTGAAACCCTTTTGGGCTTGGCGAATGAATCATACAAAATAAATACCCATTAACATTTTGATCAAATTCAATTTATACCTACGGTATAATTAGATCATGGAATCATGCGAAAAATGTTGGCGGGAATTCAAAGAGACAATTCATACCAATGATGGCATATTTCACTATTGCGGATTACATGCAAAAGAACTGAAAGAATCTCTAGAAGCAGAAAATAAGGATTTTTACTAGATATCTAGATCAATATCTGTTATAAAATAAGTTTGGTAGAAATTTTGAGCAATTCTACGAGTCAAAATGTGATAAAAAATTTGGCGGGAGATAGAAAGATCATGAAAATCAAAGGTATCTAGATAATCTAGGGCTATTTGAGTATCATTTTCATCAATAGCATGCTTTCCAGCTAGTGGAGATGATGAAATTTTATCAAAACACTTATTTACAATGCTCAAATCACGTAAAATTTTGTCGGGAGTCCAAGAATCTTCTCCTCTATCTTTTTTAGCTGGATAAATATGACATGGAGAGATAGAAAATGTACCTTTTGTCCAATGTACATCAGGAAATTTAGTGCGAATATAGGATTCTTCTTCTTCAAACCATTCTATGAGTCTCAAAACCTTGGGATTTTCATTTCTGATAGCATTTTTCCATCTGAAATCAGCAATATTCTGTTTTCCATTGCGATTTCTAGATTGTGACATATAAGGAAGGCGGGAAATCAGATCAGAAGGAGCTATTAGCTCTCCATTATAAGACTTTCTCTCTATCTGATAGTTAATTTCATCTATAGCAGACCTTTTAGGACGTTTTTTCTGTAAGATAGTCAATTCTTCATCTGTAAATCCAAAAAGTAGCTCTGTATGCTTATAATGAGCATTTAGACCATATTGTAGATTCTGTAATCCAGATCTAGGAATGATGAAAAAATACTTATCAGTATAAATGTGATAGGTATCTTCTCCAGGAGTAAGCGTAAATTTTATATCGTGACATGTGTCACTCAGATTGAACATCATTTTCTTCATCCTCAAATATAAAAGACGGGGCGGGAGCGAGAATCTGTCCAGATTCATGCAAAGATGATAATCCCTTAGCATCAGCACCTAGCTTATCTGCAATAATAGATAACATATCATAGTTACGCATCTCCTGGATGTATATCGCACCTAGAAGTTCTCGTATATTTGATATCATATCTTCCATTAGCTCTTCTCCTAAATTTCCCATTATCTTCCCCTATTATCTCTCTAGTTAGATGATCCCATTTGTTGGCTTCCATACTAGTAGAGCAGTTTATCTGTAAGTCCCCGTTTTCACTAGTTTCAGTATATAGCCATTTGATGGGTTTGTCTAGTTCTACCTTACCGATCAATATGTGATCTGGATTTCCATTTTCATCTGGTTGTTTCACGTGAAACAATATGGCTAGGGGTTCATCCTTTTCTGACGGCTCAATATAAGCCCTTTCAATGTGAATCTTGGCCATGTGAAGATTGAGATAATAATGGATAGTCCTCTGCCATCATGTTATTAAACTCTTCTGATCCTATCCAGAATATATTTCCTAATACCCGCCATGCAAAATTTGTACCTTCAGATAAATGTTTCTCTATTGCCCAAGATAATACTTCTGAATCCAGTTTCCGTCCCGCCTCAATCAGCATCGTATACTCAACATCCTTAATTTTGCGAGTTGAGAAGATTGTCTGAGATATTGAAGGTTTAAAAGATTCAGGCATTGTTTCATCAGTTAAGTAATCACATCTAAATGTCTGACATGGGGATACTGGTCTTGCCTCATATACCCCGCATCCTTCTCCGATTTTTACAAATGGGCAAGGTACCCTGACACCTTCATCATTGATTCCCATAAAGTATTTCTCTGTACCCAATTCAGCCCGTAGATGGCCTTCACAGCACTTTGTACATCCTTCACAGGATCTTCCATTGACAACAGGAAGAAAGTCCATTAAACGAGTCTTTTCGCCAGATCTGCGGGTGTAACAAGAGCATGTGGCTTATTGATCAACTTAATCTTAATATGAGAATATGACCATGCCACCAATTGTGAGCAGATAACTTTTTTTTCTTTTTCAGCTAAGATATTTGCAGGAAGTATAGATAATCCAAGACACTTAAATGCCAGTGCAATAATTGATCCTACGCCATACCCGTCATTTTCAAAACCTTTTGCAAATTTTACAAGATTTGAGCGTTGTTCTTCTGTGAGCGGCTCATTGCTCCAGATAATTGGGAGATTATCATATTCACTAAGATCACGAATCTTTACTCCATTCGGACGAGCCTCAATTACTTTGTTATCTCCGATATAGATTCCAGCATGATTCCATTTTGAGCGGGTCCCTAATTGAATTAATCTAGCAGCCCAGCCAGTTGTATGAACTACAAAGTAATCTCCAAGATTAGGCATTCTCTATCTCCCTTAAAATATTTTCATATAATTGGATACCAGCAATTTGCTCATACCCACACGCTGTACAGTATAGCACAATTTTATTGTCTTGTTCTTTATGAGTTAGCCAGTATAAGACATCGCTAAAGCTATAGTCATTCTTATGATTAGGACAGGCGAGAGGTTTTACCCTACCCGCCTGTGCTAAGTTGTAATACTGAGAGAATACTTGAATTTTCATCAGTATGCTATGTTCGCCTTCTGAAATACAGATGTGACATATTGGTAGACAGTAGGATTTCCTGGAAGCGGTGCTTGCCAAGATTTCATATTGCCTGCTCTTGATGGGTAGAGATGTGCTGCAACGGCTTTTCTCCAGTCGTGATACTTGGCGTAGGATGATTTTAGTTCATTTACCATACGTTCGTCCTGTACCCATTCTGGTGCATCGCATGCACTTTTATAGCCCATAAAGTTATCCCATGATGTTGACATGTACTGATACGCACCACATGCACTACTGGAATAAGATTTGCGATAATATGCACCAACTCCGCCAGTTTCCTGACTCTTGATCGCATTCGCTAGTCTTGAGATTATTACCCGATTATCTACTCTTGAATTTAAATTTAGCTTGATGCTATAGTCGGGCATAATAAAATTATTTCCAGAGTTAAAATCAGTAACTAAATAAGCTGATCTTAATCTGTTATTAATATTATTATTAATATAATCAATATTAATTATATTTTTAATATTAACTAAATTAATATATTTATTAATATATAATATATTTTTATTATACACTACAAGTTCTTTCATTTGTGCTGCATGGACAGGATTAACGCCAAAAAGCATTGTGATAATGCTCACACCAATCATTGTCCACACTGTTCTTATCCTTGCTTTGTTCTCATTGTTCATTTTGAACCTCCTAGGGAAAGAGTAGTAAAATCAATCGTACCATGATACAATTAGAAAAACAAGTCAGGAAGTTAATGAAAGTATCATTTACGGGTGCTCCCGAATATATGGATCGCAATGTTGGCTATGGTGAAGCCTCATTTCACGTGTTTAAAGAATTTGAAAAACAAGGCATTGAATGTTTAATTGGTTCTCCATCTGCAAAAATTGGTATGTCATTTATTCAACCAAATCAATACAAGTTTGGTAAACATCAATATAAAATTGGTTATACTCCATGGGAGTCAACGGGAATTCCAGATGAATGGAAAACACCATTACTTACTGGCATTGATGAAATGTGGACAACATCACAATGGTGTGCAGATGTATTTAGACAATACACTAATAAACCTGTCTTTGTTTATGAACACGGAATTGAAGATGAATGGATTCCTATAAAGAGAACAATAAATCCAGACCGCCCGTTTAGATTTTTACATATTGGCGAACCTTATTTTAGAAAAGATGCACAACGAGTTGTTGAAGCATTTATTAAAACATTCGGTGATGACCCTAGATTTGAATTAGTTTTAAAATGTAGTCGCATGAATACAACAAGAGTATTTGATCCTGTTACTGGACAAGTTCAAGGATCACCTGGAGCATTTTATCCAAACATTAAAACTATTGAATCTCTTTTGTCTACCGAGCAAATGAATGGGCTTTACGATTTGTGTGATGCATTTGTTTATCCATCATGGGGTGAGGGATTTGGATTTAATCCTTTGCAAGCAATGGCTAAAGGTATTCCAGCTATTTGTACAAGTGTATGGGCACCATATGCAAGATATATAATTGCTCCACTTGATTCCGAAAAAGTTTCTTCGCCTTGGCCTACCGTCCACCCTGGAGAAATGTACAGACCTAATTTTGAACAACTAATGTTTTATATGAAAGATGTTTATGAGAACTATGATAAGTATAGTGACCTAGCTTACAAAAATGCTTTCTTAATTCACAAAGATTACAACTGGACAAAGGTGTCAAAGCCAGCTGTTCAAAGGTTAAAAGAAATACACGAAAATCTTTAAAATCTTGATTTTAAAAGTTGCAGTGTGATACACTTAAGTTCTATTAAATTCCAGAGGAGACCACATGTCTAATACAATTGAAAACCCATATGAAAACTTTATCGCACTATCTCGCTATGCAAGATGGTTAGAAAATGAAAATCGCCGTGAGACATGGGGTGAAACTGTAGACCGTTACTTTAACTTTATGGTTATTCAATTGCGTGAGAAGCATGGGTATGTTCCAGATGATAAGATTCTTGCAGAACTTCGTGAAGCAGTATTTAACCGTAACGTTATGCCATCAATGCGTGGTGTAATGACTGCAGGACCTGCATTAGAGCGTGAAAATGTTTCTGGATATAACTGTGCGTTTCTTCCTGTAGATAATGCTCGTTCATTTGATGAAGCAATGTATATTCTTATGTGTGGTACTGGTGTTGGATTCTCTGTTGAGTATAAGTACATCAATAAACTCCCGCCACTTCCTGAAAAGCTTGAGAAGTCAGACACCGTTGTTATTGTTGGAGATTCAAAGGAAGGTTGGGCAAAAGCATATCGTGAACTTCTCGGACTTCTATGGGCGGGGCAGATACCTCAGATTGATATTAGTAAGGTTAGACCATCTGGTGCACGTCTTAAGACAATGGGCGGAAGATCGTCTGGACCACAACCATTAATCAATCTTTTTGATTTTACAATTCAAGTATTTAAGGGAGCACTTGGTCGTAGCCTTAAGCCAATTGAATGCCACGATATTATGTGTAAGATTGGTGAAGTAGTTGTAGTTGGTGGTGTTCGCCGTTCTGCAATGATTTCGCTTTCCAATATTAATGATATTGAAATGGCACAAGCAAAGGCGGGTAATTGGTGGGAGTCAAACTCACAACGTGCTTTGTCAAATAACTCTGTTGCATATTCTCGCAAACCAGAGATGGCTCAGTTTATAGCAGAATGGAAATCACTTTATGATTCAAAGTCGGGCGAAAGAGGTATCTACAATGTGGCAGCAGCCCAAGCCCAAGCCGCAAAATACGGAAGACGTAATCCAGATATTCACTATGGAACTAACCCATGTTCAGAGATTATCTTACGTCCTTACCAGTTTTGTAACCTTTCAGAAGTCGTACTTCGTGAAAAAGATACAGTTGAAGATGTTAAGAATAAAGTACGTCTTGCAGCAATTCTTGGAACATGGCAGTCAACTCTTACAGACTTTAAGTACATCCGTAAAATTTGGAAAGACAACACAGAAGAAGAACGTCTATTAGGAGTTTCACTTACTGGACAATTTGGACATAAGTTTTTCTCTGGACAAGAAGGTTTGGAAAAGCTTGGAGATGTTCTTGATAATCTTCGTGAGTTTGCAGTTGCTACAAATGTTGTAGAAGCAGAGAAAATTGGGATTCCAGCTTCAGCAGCAGTAACATGCGTTAAGCCATCAGGCACAGTATCCCAATTGGTCGGGGTGTCTTCAGGAATGCATGCATGGCATTCAGATTACTATATTCGTACAGTTCGTGGAGATAAGAAAGATCCTATTACAGAATTTCTTAAGGACTCAGGTATTCCTGCAGAAGATGATGTAATGAAGCCAAATGATACAACTGTATTTTCATTCCCAGTAAAAGCACCAAAGCATGCTATTACTAGAGATAAGCTTACAGCCATTCAGCAACTTGAAGTATGGCTAACATACCAACGTCACTGGTGTGAGCACAAGCCATCTATTACAGTGTCTGTAAAAGAAGATGAATGGATGGAGGTTGGAGCATGGGTATACAAGCACTTTGATGAAGTATCTGGAATTTCATTCCTTCCATATTCAGAGCATACATATGTTCAGGCACCATATCAAGAGATTACAAAAGAAGCATATGAAGAGTTGTCTGCAAAGATGCCAAAGAATATTAACTGGTCTGCATTATCTCTTTATGAGCTTGAAGATACAACAACAGGAACTCAAGCCCTTGCATGTGTATCTGGTGAGTGTGAAATAGTAGATATCAACAAGTAATGAACCTAGTACAAAGAGCCGTTAATGCTGGTGGTAAACTAGCACCAATTGTGATCCCACAAGATATAACATCTGGAACTGGCTTGATGAACCCATCTGTTTTTATAGATGATGACGGGGACATACTTGTAAATCTTAGGCATACAAACTATACACTTATTCATTCTGAAAATACTCAAAAATTCCCGTCACGCTGGGGTCCATTATCATATGCTCATCCAGAACAAGATAGAAAGCTTGGTACAACCAATTATCTTGTAAGAATGGATAAAGATCTTAAGGTTACAGACTATTGTCTTATAGACACCTCTAAAAATGATATCCCGCCAGTATGGGAATTTGTGGGATTAGAAGATGCTCGTCTTGTAAAATGGGATGACAAGTATTATATGATTGGTGTCAGAAGAGATGTAAAGCCTAATGGCGAAGGCCGTATGGAATTAGTAGAGATTAAGATTAATAAAAAGAAATGGTCTGCTAAAGAAAAATCACGTATTAGAATTCCCGCCCCAGGCGAAGACAATTCTTATTGTGAAAAGAATTGGTATCCTATTTTAGATAAGCCTTATCATTTTATTAAGTGGACTTCTCCAACAGAGATTGTTAGAACATACCCAGATCTTCCAGCACGTTGCGATCAGGTTGAAGTAAAGCCTGCACCACCAGTTCAATCAGATTTGCGTGGTGGATCACAACTAATTCGTTGGGGCAAATTTTATTTGTCAATAGCACATGAAACTGAACTATTCTTTAATTATCTAAATCAAAAAGATGGAATATACCGTCACCGTTTGTGTGTCTGGGATGATGATTTTAATCT